CATAGCCTTGCGCGTAAGTGGCGTTATCAATGTCAATCAATTGTTTAATAAGCGCCAGACTTTCTTCGCATACTTGGGTCAAACTAGCCAAAGCCATATCGCGTTTGATAATCATGTATTTCCCCTTGTTCTGATGGCAAGAGCAGTGCCCCAGTCCAATCGTTTTTCTGCCAATTTTGCGCATTCTTCGCGCTCTATATTAACCGCTGCTTTGATTGCATCGGTTTCCCAATGGTAGGGTTGGCCTTGCGCTTGCAATATCTGCTTGCCAAGGTTGCTATGCTTTTCAACATCGTTGAATGCTTCTTCTTCCTCATTTGTCCAGTCAGTCATAGTGGTGCGTCCTCATGGTTGTCAGGGTTAAATTTAGGGACTCGGTTGCCCTTGTCCTTGGGGTTGGGAAACGGTGGGAATGGCCAGCTCATGTTCTAAGTTCTTCCATTGCAATATCAGATATAGCCCGCTTGTCATGCAAGGCCGCCCAAATTTTTTCATCAACTGTTTTGTTGGTCAACATAACGTAACACCACACGTCGTGCTTCTGGCCACTGCGATGCAATCGGCCTATGGTTTGTTCAAAGAGTTCAAGTGACCAAGGCAGTGACAGGAATACCATGTGGCATCCACCGTGCTGGAGGTTAAGACCGTGGCCTGCCGACTTCGGATGCACGGCCAGCAAGCGTATCTTGCCTTCGTTCCAGCGCTCGATGGCGCGGGTGTCGTCGAGTGTCGTGACCTTAAATCGCCTCTTAAGTTCTGCAAGTTCTTCTTGATATGTGTACGCAATGATTGTGTTGGCATGTTGGTTTTCATCTAATAATTCTTCTAGCCGGTCAAACTTATGTGTGCTGTACCACATAGGTGTTTGCTCTCGTATAAATTGACCTGGCACGTCTGAAGGTGTGATACATGTATCGTAAACAAACCCAGACGCCAGTTGTTGCAGTTTGCCGGTAACGACAGCCGCATTTATGGCAGTAATACCATCTAGCACAAAGTCTTTTTTAAGAGTGTTGTATGGCTTTAAATCCATGTCGCATTTGAGTTCAACGGTATGCAAAACGGGTAATTTGTCTTTATACTCACCTGCCTCCAAGACAAATGTGGCAGGCCTAATTACGTCCATGACCTTCTGAAGTGACCCCACGCGGGGCGCCCATTCGCCAAAATCTTTGTTGATAAGTACAAAGTATTGCTGCATGAACGCGCCCTTAGACCGGCCAAGCAAAGACTGGTCAACGATTTTGCACTGGCCAAACACGTCCTCAAGGCCGTTGCTGGTAAACGATCCAGTCAAGCCCCAGCGCTTGGTCATAGGATCAACGACTTTTAAAAACGCTTTAAAGCGTGTGCCGGATGGGTTTTTAAGACGTGTCAGCTCATCAAACACCACGCCATCAAAGTTTAGTTTTTGCTCGGCCAGCCACTGCAAGTTGTCATAGTTGGTGACGACCACTTGGGCGTTGGTTTTGAGGGCGTCTAGGCGCTGCTTAGGTGTGCCAACGCACAGAGCCATGCTCAGGCGGTCTGCCCACTTAGGGCGCTCGACTGGCCATACGTCGGTACAGACGCGCTTGGGCGCCAGCACCAGCCAGCGCTTGACGTGGCCGTCGCGGATCATTTCCCACATGGCTGTCAGCGTGATGGCTGTCTTACCAGCACCGACTGGCGCCAAGATCATGGCGCGGTCATGCTCGTAGAGAAAGTCAGCGGCTGTCTCTTGATACGGACGCAATGAAAGCATCAACTTGTTCCTTAGTCCATAAACACATATAGTTCTGACGCAACAGCATCATGTCAACTTCAAATAATTTTTGTAGTGGCGACAATCTGCCGCCTTTTGTTTTCAATTCCACAAACCATGTCTGACCATCGGGTAAACACGCAATGCGATCCGCTACCCCTTTGCGTCCAGGCGATGTAAACTTCCAAGTCCTGCCGCCGATGCTTTGCACCGCCCAGTCGAAGTAAATTTCAATTTCTTTTTCTCTCATGTTTGAAATCATAACATGTAAAAAAGATTTGCACAACTATTATTTTTGTGCTAAGATCAAATCTCATTAACTACAGGACAGTAAAGTGCAACACTCAAACATCGTCGGCGGCTCTACAGCAAAACGCGTCATCAACTGCCCAGGTAGTGTGGCGTTGGTTCAAAAGATGCCCCCGAAACCTTCTAGCAAATACGCTGACGAAGGCACGCTCTTACACAACGTCATGGCCGAACTCATCATGGGTGACGAACCACCTGAGTTTTACTTGGGCACTACTTACGAAGATCAAGTCTTAACGCAAGAGTTGATCGACAACAAGATCAAACCTGCGCTTGAGGCACTTGATGCAATCGACCCACAAAGAATCATGGAAATCGAAGCTGAAACACGCGTTAATTTTGGCGATCTGCTTCCCAATGTATTTGGCTCTACTGACCTCATCGGTCGTCTGGGCAACCGTGCGGTTGTTCTTGATTGGAAGTTCGGAGATGGCGTTATGGTTGAAGTCGAAGAAAACCCGCAACTGATGTTCTACGCCGCCGCTGCCATGCGTACACCTGAAGCGCAGTGGGCGTTTGACGGCGTGACTGAGATTGAAATGGTCATTGTTCAGCCGCCTGAAGTGCGCCGCTGGAAAACTACGCCAGCGCGCATCGCCAAGTTTGAGATGGAGCTGGTGCAGGCCGTCAAGCAATCTGAGAAACCTGACGCCAAACTTGCAGTGGGCGACCATTGCCGATGGTGCGCGGCCAAGCCTATTTGTCCCAAGATGACAGGCGCCGCAGACCGCGCGCTTAAACTTCAGATTGAGGCGTTGCCCGCAGATCAGATCAGCACGCTTTTGCGTAACGCTGACATGCTAGAAGACTGGATCAAAGACCTCCGCGCCCTTGCATTGCAAATGCTTGAGTCTGGCGTGAAGCTGACAGAACACAAACTTGTGGCCAAGCGCGCCATTCGTTCATGGCACGATGAGCATAAGGCCAAGGCCGCCTTGCTTGCATCTGGCCTCACAGAATCTGAGGTGTTGGAAACAACCTTAGTCACCCCTGCGAAAGCTGAGAAGGCGCTTAAGAAGCTCAAGATCAGTTTGCCAGATGACTTGGTTGTGGCCATATCTTCAGGTAACACTTTGGCAAGCGTGGATGATCCACGCCCCGAAGTGATGCTCTTGGGTAAGCAATTAACCGCTGCCCTTTCTAAACTTCAATAAGGTAAATTATGAACTTAACTACATTCTCCCAAGCAAACTTGCCAGCCGTTTCAACCTTGTCTAGCGCTTTGCGTTCGATCCAAGCCGAAGTCGGCCCAGCCGGTGTTGTCATCCTCAAGATGGACAAGACTGGTCACTGGGTCTTTGGTGCAGATCAAACCGAAGTAGAAGACGACGCTGTATGGGCAGTCAATCCTTTCTCTTTTGTCCACGGCTTTATTGCTTGGGGCGACGGCGAAGTGTTGGGCGAGAAAATGACCAGCGTTAGCAACCCATTGCCTGAGTTGGATGAGGCGCCCCCTCAAGCCAAAAAAGGCTGGGAAACTCAAGTTGGTATGTCGCTGAAATGTATATCAGGCGAAGACAAAGGTATGGAAGCGCGTTTTACAACCACGTCAGTGGGCGGTAAACGTTCTGTTCAGACCTTGGCTGTGGCTTTGGCCGAGCAAGTCGAGAAAGACCAAACCAAACCAGTGCCAGTCGTGCGTCTGAAGAAAGACCATTACGCCCATAAATCTTACGGCAAAATCTACACGCCAGTGTTTGAGATTGTTGAATGGATGTCTATGGATGGCGAAACGCCTGCTGCAATAGAAGCCGCTGAAGAAGCGCCTGCTGCACCTGCACGTCGCCGCCGTAACGCTTAATTGATTAGGGGGCTGTTAAGCCAGCATTCGAGGATGGTGACTCACAGTTTTTTCTGGTTTTCCACTGTGATTTATTGAAGCCCAAATCGAAGCCCCCGCCTTTTATGTTATACGTTGATTTTGAAACTCGCAGTACATGCGACCTACGCGCCAAGGGCGTGTACAACTACGCGCAGGACGCCAGCACCGATGTGCTGTGCATGTCTTACGCTTTTGATGACGATGAAGTCACGACGTGGGTACCTACCCAGCCATTCCCTGAAAGCGTACGCAACTACACTGGCCAGATCAGGGCGCATAACGCCGCGTTCGAGCGCTTGATCTTTTGGTACGTGCTACAAATAAATTTTAAATTAGAGCAGTTTTACTGCACCGCAACCCAAGCCCGCGCCAACTGCGCGCCTGGCAGTTTGGAGGACGTTGGCCGTTTTGCTGGCGCTTCTATGAAAAAAGATCACAGGGGCGCGCAATTAATTCGCTTGATGTGCGTGCCGCCGTTCAAAGACTCGCCTGAACTTATGGCCGAGATGATCCAGTATTGTGAACAAGACGTGCGTGCCATGCGTGCAATCAGCAAAGCCATGCGTGACTTATCTGACGAGGAACTTACAGACTATCACGTTAACGAGCGCATCAATGACCGAGGCGTGTTGGTCGATGTGCCGCTATGCCAAGCAGCCGTCAAGTTTGCGTCTGACGAGCTTGTCGAAATCGAGCAGATCGTGCAAGAAGTCACCGGCGGCGCAATCGCCAGTGTTCGCTCGCCGCGTATGCGTGAGTGGGTGCTTGAGCGCGTTGGTGAGCAAGCCAAGAAGTTGATGGAAAAAGATGGCAAGTATTCCATTGACAAAACAGTCCGTGCCAACCTTTTAATGATGGAGAATCCAGATGAAGTCCCAGCCGATGTACAAGAAGTTATCCAATGCGCCGACGACCTCTGGGCGTCCTCTGTGGCAAAGTTCAGCCGACTCAGCGGTCTGGCGGATGAAGAGGATCAACGAGTACGAGGAGCGTTCGTATTTGCTGGAGGGTCAGCGACTGGCCGCGCGAGCAGTTATGGTGCACAAGTCCACAACTTTACCCGTAAGTGCGCTGACGAACCCGAAGCCGCACGAAATGCTATGGTCAGAGGGCACTCAATCGTGCCTCGGTATGGAAAGCGCGTTACCGATGTACTTAAAGGAATGCTTAGACCAGCGCTCATCTCTGCAACAGGCAAGCACTTTGTCGTCGCAGACTGGGCGGCTATCGAAGCCCGCGTTAACCCGTGGCTGTCTGGCCGTGGGGATGACAAACTCGAACTTTTCAGAACGGGCGAGGATGTTTACAAAGTTAACGCGGCCGCAACATTTAATGTTCGCGTGGCAGATGTCACCAAAGATCAAAGACAGATTGGTAAAGTTCAAGAGCTGGCCTGCGGGTTCGCTGGAGGCGTTGGCGCTTTCGCTGCTATGGGCAGGGCTTATGGCATATCTTTGCCAGAACCCGTCGCCAAGCGAATGGTGGACGGTTGGCGTCGTGCTAATACCTGGGCTGTTCCTTATTGGACGTCGCTTGAAGAATCCTACACCAGAGCAATGAGAAACAAAGGCCGCGAGTTCAAAGCTGGCCGTATAACATATTTATTCGATGGGCAACACCTATGGTATGCCCTACCTTCTGGCCGCATTTTGTGCTACCCCTATGCCAAATTGGAATCGGACGGCATCAGTTATGCCAAAGCGGCATGGAAGCCTGCACAAGATGCAAAAGAATGGCCGCGTGCAAGGTTGTGGAAAGGGTTGGCATGTGAAAATGTGACTCAGGCTGTCGCAAACGATTTACTGCGGCATTCCTTGCGCCAACTTGATGACGTCGTGTTACACGTGCATGACGAGATTGTGGTCGAAACTGCTGACCCAAACGCAGCAGAAAATTTAAAGCGTGTGATGTGTACAGCACCAGCGTGGGCGCAAGGCCTGCCACTCGATGCTGAAGTTGAAACTATGAAAAGGTATGGCAAATGAACTTTCTTGAATATTTAATGTCTCTTGCACCTGAAGGGGAGACAGCGCTAGTTGTAAAACAAAAACCCCAGCTTAAAAATGGCGAGATGCAGTTTTTTCTTGATAACGCCATCAAATGCACTTGGCCTGCGTACTTGCCCACTACTCGCATGAAAGAAGGCGCGTGGTATGGCAATACCGCGTCGTTCATCATTGACCGCTTCAAAGATGGCCACCCAAGCGCCAGCGTGGCATGTTGCGAATATGTGCTTGTGATGGTGCTTGATGACGTGGGCGACCCTGAAAAAGCGCCCAACATCCCGCCGCTTGCGCCCACTTGGAAGATGGAGACATCGCCAGATTCGTTTCAATGGGGCTACGCTTTTTCAGAGCAGCCAACTAAGGCCGACTTTGCCGCCGCCATCAAAGCCATCGCTGATGCGGGTTACACTGACAAAGGCGCAATCAACGCCGTGCGTAACTTTCGCCTGCCTGGTTCGATCAATTTGAAGCCTGGTCGAAATAACTTTGCGGCCAGGCTCGTTGAGTTTGAACCTAAACGTGAGTTCACTTTGCATGAAATTTGCCAAGCGTTCAACGTAACCCCTGCGCCTGCTGACTCTGTTGGCGTGCGCCCAATCCGTCTGTCTGATGACGGCGCAGATGACGTCATGGCGTGGCTGAGTGGCCACGGCGTGTTGCTGTCAAAACCAAACAATGAAGGCTGGGCTGGCGTGATCTGTCCAAATCATGCCGAGCATACGGATGGCAATCCTGAAGGCCGCTACATGCCCGCCAATCGTGCGTACAGATGCCTGCACAGCCATTGCATTGACTTTGACTCTAATGCGTTTTTGCAATGGGTGTCCGATCAAGGTGGCCCCAAGCATGCCCCTGGCTTACGTGATGAGCTACTGACCTTTGCTATGGACGCGGCGCTTTCTAAGTTAACCCCTAATGAAGCGTACCCTGACGCGGCTGCGGCCATCGTCGCCGAGGTTGAGCGTAAGGAATTAGGCCGCGTTGAAAAGGAGGGCTGGTGGGAACGTTTTGCATACATTCAAGACGATGACTCATACTTTGATATGCAAGACCGCCGTGAAATTGGCCGTGGCACGTTTAACGCTTTGTTCCGTCATCTTGATTGCAAGTCAATCAACAACGCCAAGCGCAAAATTGAGGCGTCTGTTTGCTTTGATGAAAATCGCCAAGCCAAGGGCGCCAAAACTTTGGTGGGCGTAACGTACGCGCCCGGCGAGACTATTCTTTGTGCCCGTGAAGGCTTAGTCTATGGCAATCGTTGGCGTGACGCCCGCCCGCCCGTGGCTGCGGGTGTTGATCCTGCGCCGTGGCTTGACCATGTTGAGCGCATGATTCCTGACGCTATGGAGCGTGAACACGTTTTGAACGTGATGGCCTTTAAAGTGCAACGCCCTGACAAGAAAATAAACCACGCCGTGTTACATGGTGGCCATCCAGGTTCCGGCAAGGACACAATGTGGGCACCGTTCTTTTGGGCGGTTGGTGGTGACTCGCTCGCCAACGTAAAAAAGTTAGATAACAAAGACTTGTCAACACCTTGGGGTTATCACCTAGAGTGTGAAGTGCTGATTATCAACGAGCTGCGCCAGCCTGAAGCGTCTGACCGCCGCGCGCTTGAGAATAGTCTCAAGCCCGTGATTGCTGCGCCGCCTGAGTTCTTATCTATTCAGCGTAAAGGTCTTGCACCGTATGAAGCCGTCAACCGTTTGCAAGTGGTTGCATTTTCTAATGAGCGCATGGCTATAACCATTCCATCGAATGACCGCCGGTGGTTCGTCATGTGGTCTGACGCCGCGTGCATGAGTGCTGACGCCGCCGCGAGCATGTGGGCGTGGTATAAGTCAGGCGGCTTTGCTGCCGTGACCGCTTGGCTTCACGCCCGTGACGTCTCCGCATTTAATGCCGGTGCTATACCGCCCATGACCGAGGCCAAGGCAATCATGGTTGAAACGGGTATGAGTGGTGCTGAGTCGTTCCTTGTTGAAATGATGCGTAATCGTATAGGCGAGTTCGCCGCCGGTGTAATGGGTGCCCCGTGGCAGTCAGTTTGTGACCGTCTGACGGGACAAGCCCCGACGGGTATGAAACTGCCCGTGGCGGCCTTGTTGCATGCTTTCCGTGAGGCGGGCTGGGTTGATATGGGCTTATTAAAATCGCGCGCGCATACGACTAAAAAACACATTTACGCCGCGCCTGATATGGTCAACCGTGGCAAGTCAGAACTGCGCGACATGGTGCAAGGGGTGCCTGATTCTAAAATTGCATCACTTGTCAGGCTTGTGAAGTAAAAAAAAGCCCGCGTAAAGCGGGCTTATAAGGTTTTGGCAACTGCTACAAATCTAAAAGAATTGCTAACAGTGCCGCTATTATAACGGCGATAAGTAGAATCATCTCATCATCGCCTCCATTGCACCGCGATTAAGCAAACGGCGCGCTTGTTGCCCCTCGGCCTGCGCCCGTTTGTATTCGTGTTCATTGGCCTTGCCTAATTCGTGCTGATAGCCTAACTCAATGTAATAGTGCTCGGTGTACGTCAACGGGCGAAAAGGCGCGAGCGCCTCGGCAATAACTTCGTTCATTTAATCGCCTCCGTCAAAATACACTGCGCCATATCCACGTCACCCGCTTTGAGCGCGTCGAGAGCTTGAATAATGGCCTGCTTGGGCGTGATTTTGCGCGTCTTAATCGTGGGCACATAATCGGCGTCTAATTCCTCCAAAACCTCGGGCGCGGTAGCGTCCAGCATGGGCGCGAGCCGGTCAGCGTGCGTGTACTCTAAAGCAATCAAGTGTTGGTGGTCGTTGATGCTTGCATATTCGCGCACATAATCCGCCGTTGTCGTCAGCCCCGCATAAAACTTGGGGTAATGTCTCCGCATACAGTCAAACCGGCGGTCAATTTTGACCTTGATTTTGGGCGGCTTGTCCATGGCGGCGCGATATGTCGCAGCGTTTTCAGGCTTGCATTTTACGGTTATGCCGTGGTGTTCAAAAGTAATCATTTAACAATCCCAATCTTCAGTCGTTAATTTAATGTTGCAGAAGTCGCCATGCTCGGTGTTAACGTGTTCGCGGATAAGCGCGCCTATTTTGTCAATTAAAACGCGGTCAACCGTGCCGTCATAAGTGAACACCGCAAACGGTTCGACATCTATTCCGGCAGCTTCAAACGCGTTACCGTGGTGATAAGTCACGCGGGTACGGTTGTAAATTATTTTGGGTGTCAATACGGCTTTACCACATCGCGGGCAGTCGTTGGTGTCAGAACCAACTAGGCCGCCGATGTCAGACACTTCGCCGCAATGCGGGCAAGTTACAAGGTCAGTCATACTTTTTTAATCCTATATTCTGAGGGGTTGAAGTCGTCCATGTGTCCATGTTTCACGGCGTAGGCCAAGCCGCGCAAATAATCTGTCAGTTCTGCGGCGGCGGCTCCGTAAGTGTCAAATTGAACCGGCGTTTCGTCGCCGTCATTTATCCACGCGTTCTCCCATGTGTCAGGATAGAAAAGGGTTTGCACTTCGTAAGTCATTTTGTTTGCTTCCTTTTCCAAAGTTCGTAGTTCTGTTTTAGACACCATTCATCGCCGGTTTTGGGCGTGTAGTTCTCCCATTTTTTGACGTAGGCGGCGCGCTGGGCGTCTGTTTTGGGTTCGTAATAGAACTCAGGCGCGCTTTTGCCAAAATATTTATCGTGCCAAGGGTCTTTCATGCCGTCACCTCCTCAATGTCCGTGTCCGTCCATTCACCCGTGTGTAAATAGTCGCCCTCATCGCGTTGCAACATGCCAAGGGCGATATTTTCCGCGTCGTCTCTGTCCTCGGCTTCTACCTCATAATGAGCGTAGGTTTCATATTTAAAACTGACTGAATAGGTTTTCATGCTATTTCCTTAATTTCATCTACTTGATTAATAAATTCCTCGGCGTGGACTACTTTGTAGTCTTCGCTTCCCGTGAATTCCTCGAATGCCACGTCCTCGGCGTGGGCTTCGTCCTCGGCTTCTACCTCAATGAAATAAACTTGATGTTCGATGCGTACATATTGAACTTGATATTTTTTCATGCTACGGCCTCCCATGCGGTATTTTCTTTGAACTCTTTGAGCGTCATATTTTTAGCGCGGTATTCGTCGCCGGTTTTGGCAAAGCATGAATAAACCGCCTCACCCCGCCCATTGCTTCGCAAAGCCTCACCAACTAAAAACGCTCTACGCGTCTGCGCCCTTGGCGGTAACACCTCAAGCATTTTCCAATACATTTTTTCCGTGGTTGGTATCCACGCATCAGGCGCGGCCTCCATCGCGTCCCAAAGGGCTTGCCATTCAAGTTTTTGCGTGCTCATGCTGTCGCTTCCTCTTTGTTGGTCAATCGGTTGATGTGTTCGCACAGATCGCGCAGGTTGTAAGACTGGAAGACAAGGCCGCCGCCGTAGCTTCGCGTGTGATAGCGTTTGCCGCCCAAAGCCTTCGCCAACTGGACGGCAATGTCATAGCGGGCGGAAACGCTTAGGCCGCTATCCCAGCCGTGAACGTCAAGGTTCAGGAAGTGGCAAACATAGCGCGGGTTTCCGTTGATGTCATTACGGATGCGTGTGAAATCGTTAGTTGTAACCATGATTTATCCCCTATAAGTTAAGAAAAAGGCGAGCATGAGCGCAAAGGCAATAGCCGCGAGAACGTCGTAAAGATCTTCTTTTTTCATGCTGTGGCCTTTGCTTGCAATTTGTTGGACATAGAATCAAGACCAAAGGCGAAAACTTGGTCATTGTAGTTATCGCGGTTATGCGCGAACCAGGTGCCAAAACTACTATTAGTTTTGCGAATGTGATAGACGCGGCCTTCACAATAGCCAACGTATTCGCCTTTACGAAACGCAGATTTTTCAATGTTAGGAAAGTTTTTCATTGTTTGCCCTTTACTGTAGGTTAAGTTTTACCGTTGCATTGTTTGCGCCGGTGAATGTATTGTAAAACAATTCTTTGCATTGTCAACACTTATTTTATAGGGATAAACCCTAAGTTGTGGGTTGTTGTGTTCTGGCGTGGGTAGTTAAAACGAGCGCGAATGACTCACGCGGGAAGCCATATAAATAAAGGAAAAAATCTTATTGTGTGTTGTTGTGGGTAGTGTTTTGTAACTACTCAAAAAAATTATGTGTGTGTAAGTTTGTGTAAGGTACGCCGTTTGGGGCGCGACTGAAAGTGCCGCCCACAGCTACCCACAGCACCCACAAACTTACATCAAACTGACAATGTAAAATGTGTGTGTGTGTCATTGTGTGTCGTTAAAAAATCATAACCCACAATGACACACAAACCATGCGGGAAAAATGCCGCGCGACTTTGTGGCCATAACCCACAACAACCCACAGGGTAAACCCTAATAGGATTCAGGCCGAGGGGAGGGGGTAGGGCCGACGGCAAAGGGCCAACAAAAACGGATGGGTCACGAACAATTTTTTTTATCGCACACAACTTACCGCCCCAAGTTTTTAATTTTTTATTTTTTGTTGTAAACTCACAGCCACGTGCAAACTGCATGGAGAACACATGTTCCATTCGATTCCATTTACACCGCGCAAGGTCGAAGCAACAGAGTCGCGCTTGAAGGCGGTATATGACGCCGCAAGGCTAGGTCTTAAAGGCGACGCGCTTGCGTTGGCCGCAGGCATGTTGCCTACCGAGTACCGGCAGCTTACGCAGCTTGACCCCGTGGTTGAGATTGCCGCGCAAAAAGGCAAAGCAGACGGCGAGATAGAACTTTCCAAAGTGATGCACCAAGCCGCGCTGAATGGCGACTCCAAAGCGGCGTTAGAAATCCTCAAACATCAACACGGCTGGGTGGCTAAGCAGGCCATATCTGTCGAAGTCGATCAGCGCATCTCAATCACTGGCGCGCTGGCCGAAGCGCAAAAGCGCACACTGGATGTGATTGATGTTGAAGAAGTAAACACCCTACAAGTACAAAATGCAATCGACCATATACAGCGCTGAAGACGAACAAGAGTTGATGGCGCGTCTGTGGGCGCCAGCGATCAAGGACAATCCTTTGGCGTTTGTGATGTTCGCGTTTCCTTGGGGACAACCTGGTACGCCGCTGGAGCATTTCAAAGGGCCACGCAAATGGCAGCGCGAAGTCTTGCAAAGCGTCGGCGATCACATCAAACAGAACCAAGGCAAAGTTGACTTTGACACCCTGCGCCACGCCGTGTCATCTGGCCGTGGTATTGGCAAGTCGGCGTTGGTTAGTTGGATTACGATTTGGATGCTGACCACACGCATCGGCTCGACGACCATCATCTCGGCTAACTCGGAAAGCCAGCTCCGGTCAGTCACATGGGCCGAGATAACTAAGTGGATAGCGATGTCATTGAACAGCCACTGGTTCGAGGTGAGTGCCACTCGGCTAATGCCCGCCAAATGGCTGACTGAACTGGTTGAGCGCGACTTAAAGAAAGGCACGCGGTACTGGGGCGTGGAGGGACGGCTGTGGTCAGCGGAGAATCCGGATGCGTACGCGGGTGTCCACAACTACGACGGTGTGTTGGTGGTGTTTGACGAAGCGTCGGGTATCGACGACAGCATCTGGGCGGTGACTTCTGGCTTCTTTACTGAGAACACGCCCAACCGTTTCTGGATGGCGTTTTCCAACCCACGGCGCAACACTGGGTATTTCTACGAAGCGTTTAATTCAAAGCGTGAGTTTTGGACTACAAAAGTAGTAGACGCCCGCACGGTCGAAGGAACGGACAAGCAGGTTTACCAGCAGATCATCGACGAGTACGGCGTTGACTCATCACAAGCGCACGTTGAGGTGTACGGTCAATTCCCGTCTGAAGGTGACGATCAGTTCATATCGGCTAATCTTGTGGACGACGCAATGAAGCGGCCTAAGTACAAAGACGAGACGGCGCCTATAATAATCGGCGTAGACCCTGCGCGGTTTGGTGCGGATGCAACAGTTATTGCTGTCAGGCAGGGGCGCGACATTATCTCAATTCAGCGCCATCGGGGCGACGACACTATGACTGTGGTTGGCCATGTGATTGAGGCGATTGAAGAATACAAACCCGCGCTGGTCGTAATTGACGAAGGCGGCTTGGGCGCAGGCATCGAGGGTAGAGGAGGTGCCATTGGAACTGGTGCGGCGGCGGCCATGGCGACCGAGGATGGTGGGGCTGACTGCGCTGGAGTTGTAGCAGGTAGCCCGGTAACAGGCAGCCCGGTAGTAGGCGGCAGACTGCGGCCGCCGCCGCCGCTGCGGCCATCTCGGTCACTGTGGTCCCCGCCGTGTACTCCGCCGCGTCCGTCTGAGGAGAGATGAGCGGCACTCGCATCGGCGGTGAACACGTGGGCTGACGGCTGGTCGTGGTCGACGAGGTCTCCCGGCCCGCCGCCCCCAGCTCCTCCATGCACAATGCCAAGCATCCGAGTGGCTCGTGGCGGCAAGCCGAGGCCGTTGCCAAGTCCCCCCGAGAAAGACCCAAAGATGGGCGACACGCCGAACGCCGTGTCGGCCGTCCCCCAGCCACCCGAGCCACTCACCGCGCCCCCCTTTGCCCACGGATCCCCCCCC